AATCTCATCCGTGAGCTCTAATTCCACTAAATCGACAAGGGCATCTGGGTCCCGAGCGAATACCCCCGAACCACTTGCACGGTCCATGGACTTCTTGCCACCTTGTGCCCCTTTTGAATGGTGGTGACAGTAGATGACCGAGCAACCTAGCTCAGTCGCTACCTTGTCAAATTGGTTCGTGAAGTGAGCCATCTGATCCGCACTATTTTCATCCCCTGTGAGCACCTTATAGATTGGGTCGATAATCACCGCAATATAGCCTTTCTTGTGGGCTCTTCGAATCAACTTAGGTGCGAGCTTGTCCATTGGGACTGTCTTCCCACGTAAGTTCCAAATATCGATGTTTGATACGTTTCGAGGCTCGATGCCCATTGCCGCATATACATCCTTGAAACGATGCAAGCATGAGGCTCTATCAAGCTCGAGATTCACATATAGAATCTTTCCTTGCGTACATTCCCAACCGAACCACTTCGAGCCCTCAGCGATTGCAATCGACATATTGATGAGCCCAAATGACTTCCCAGCTTTCGAAGGTCCCGCAATCAACATCTTGTGACCTTGTCTGAGAACTCCTTTGATGAGCTCGGGAGCAAGCTCGGGCATATTGTCCCATGTCTCGCTCAGTCCTTCAGGATCTGGCAATTCATCGTTCAAGTCTTCAATGTATTGATACCAATCATCCCATGACTTATGTCCGATATTCGTGTCAATGATGAATTGCTTCTTTCCATCTCTAATGAACCCTGGGAGACGACTCAATCGACTAGGGTTCTTGTTTTGTTCGTCTACGTTTAGACCGTTCTTCTTACAAATTTTGTATAAATAATCTACACGTTTTTTGTATTCTTCTTTGTTTGCTGCTTCGATTCGAACGATTGCATGGATGGATTTTCCACCGCTGTACACAAGAGTTGCGATTGGAAGTTCAAGTTCTCTCATTATTGCGTTCTGCTTTTCTAAATCCATGTTGTCCGATTCCACAAGAGCGTAGCGATAACTTACAACGTTATCGTTCTTGACTCCTTGCCCATCCATGGGGTTAAATCGGACCCATGCTCCAGCTTTTTCGTTGTAATCGCCTAAGACCTTTCCGATGTCGCCATTGCATCGTTCTAGCTCGTCTATGAGTTTTCCTGCGGTTCTGTCGTAATTTCCACGATGTGGAAGATACTTCTCAACCTCTCCAGTCTCAGCGTTCGTCTTAGCGTAAGATTGTGTTGAATATGCCACAATGTCATCTGATTGGAATAACGTGTCTAAGTATCGAATGATTTCTTGAACTGGATTCCAATTTTTTGGCTCATGGAATTCCTTTCCATCAATCCAAGCCTTGTCCACAAATTTGTAGTCATTATCATATTGAATCGATGAATCCCACTCGAGAGCACCTCGTCCATCATCATGTAGTCTCGAAGGCTCAAATCCATGTTCTACAGCCATGTGGAAGATTGTTCCTCCTGTGACTGGTGATCCTGTACCTTGGAATGAGTCCCATTTCTTGAAACATTCCCCTGGATGATATCGTCCCGAATCTCGAGCCGACCAAGACTCCCAATCTGATGCCGAATAGCCTTCATGTTTGAGAGCCATTCCCACGTTCACCCATTCTTGATAGTTGAGAATTGAGGGGTCGATGTATTCTAATAATTCAAGTAAGTTGTTGTCTTCCACTCAATCACTCTCCTTTGTAGGTATGGACATCAATTGTGTGAGGGACTCGCCAGCCATTCGCAGCAATGCGATTGATGAGCTTAGATGCTGTTTCAAATTGCCACATCCCTACATTTCTGAATCCATATCGTTCTAATAATCTGATTTGTTTTGGTGTTGTTAAACCTTCCGATTGTCGTTTTGATAATCGGTCAAGAATCTTCTGAGCCTTCCCAGCATTCCCAATCTCATCGGGCATGATTCCGAGTCGTTCTAATGTTTGGAGCTGCTTGTCTGAAGGAGGACTCATCTCCCATCCAAATGATGGAACATAGCTCGTGAGGTCTTCGGCATGAATCGACATCTCGAATTGCAACGGATCCACAAGCTTGCGTTTTCTCTTCCGCATTTCAGCGAGTTGTTTCGCAAGTGCTTCTTCTCGTTGTGCGGTCACATCTTCTTTTGCAACTTCTTCTAATTCGAGAAGCTCAAATTCTGCTCCTGTGTTCTCTTCAGTACGTTCAACCATCGCTTTTGCAACTTCCTCGTTCTCCGCAATGAGATGAGCTGGACGACACAATTCATGCTTTTCTGTATGCCATAAGAAGTCGAGGAGCAAGAGATGTGTCTTTCCTGGGAACAATCGAGTTCCACGCCCTACCATTTGAGAATAAAGCGAGCGAACCTTTGTCGGTCTTAACACGACCACGCAATCCACAGATGGACAATCCCACCCTTCAGTAAGAAGCATTGAATTGCATAGTACGTTGTATTTATCATTTTCAAAATCTTCTAAGATTTCAGCTCTGTCTTTAGATTCTCCATTTACTTCCGCAGCTTTGAATCCCTTCGAGTTCAAGATGTCTCTGAACTTCTTGGATGTATTTACTAACGGAAGAAATACGACCGTCTTCTTGTCTTTACAATGTTGTAACATTTCATCGGCAATTTGTTCCAAGTATGGATCCAACGCATTCCCAACATCACTCGCTTTGAAGTCACCTTGTGACATCGATACGCTTGAAAGGTCGAGATTCAACGGAATCGTGAGTGCTTTGATTGGGCTCAAATAGCCTTCTTTGATGGCTTTAGGCAGAGTGTATTCGTAGGCTAGCGAGTCGAAGTATGTCCCTAGATTACGCATATCTCCTCTGTCTGGAGTAGCTGTCACACCGAGCACATTCGCACTATCGAAGTGTGAGAGCACACGTTGATAGCCATCTGAGATGCAATGATGAGCTTCATCCACCACAATTGTATTGAAGTGATCTTTCTCGAAGTTTGCGAGTCGCTTTGGTTGCTGCAAGGTTTGAACGGACCCTACAACCACACGATTCCATGAACCAAGACTTGTGGAACTTGCTTTCTCGAGCGATGTTTGAAGTCCTGTCGCTTGGAGAAGCTTGTCACTCGCTTGGTCTAGCAGCTCAGAACGGTGAGCGAGGACGAGAACTCTCTCGCCCATTCTCACTCTGTCCTCAATTACTTTTGAAAATACAATCGTCTTTCCGCATCCTGTTGGAAGAACGAGAAGAGTCTTTTTTCGACCTTCTGCCCATTCTTTTTGAATGGACTCACGAGCCTCTTCTTGATACTTTCGTAATTCCATTCAATGTCCCTCCTTTAGAACGCTCCACCTGTCCATTGTTGAGTTGGTTGTTGTGCTTGTTGAGTTGGTTGTTGTACTTGTTGGTTTTGTTGGAATTGTTGTACTGGTTGTTGAGTACGATTCAACACATGATCTGGATTGACATCTTCTGGATAATACATTGATTTAATTTCGTTGTATTGGTTCCCGTTGTAAGTTCTAATACCTACTTTGCACACGCCACGAGCTCCCGTGATTGTGTTCCAATTCATTTGAAGTGGACTACCTTTTTTCTTTTGTCCGATTGCTCCGAAGAACGCTGATAACATACCTTCAGTTGAGCTGTGTAAGAATAGATTGTGTTTCATTGTTACTTTCCCTTGAGGAGCTACCACTTCAACCGATACGATTGCTTTGTTGCACGCTGGAAGCTTTCCGTTTCCACTTGGAGTGTGTCGTGCTCGTTCAAATCCTGTTACTGTAAATTCATATAGTCCTTCTGGTAGGAGTACGAATTCTTGGTCCTGTTGGATAACGTCATCCCATCCAAATTCACGTTCAAAGTTGTTGTTGTATTCTGTCATAATTGTTTACCTCTTTCTTATTTAAATAAATTTCTATTTTGAGTGATTACTTGCATTGATTCGTCCCAATGAGCAACGATGAAGTCCCAATAATCTGATGGGAAGTTTTCAATCGGCGTATCTTTTGGGAAGTGTTTGCGACTAAATGCCATCGCTTGTAGTTCTTCAGTAGTTACTGAATTTTGAAGCATTAAATCTTTAAGACTGTTTGGAATAGAGTCTGGTATATTGATTGGTTCTTTAATAGGGAACGGATCTCCTTGAGTTTCTGCTCCACTCGTTCCTGTTGGGATAACTTCATCAACTGAGGGAACTTGCTCGTCAACTTGTGGTTCGCTTACTACTTTTCCAACGCCCACGTTTTGAGGAGCTACCGTCTCAACAGTCTTAGGTTTACTTGATTCAAAAATATGAGCAATTGCAGCATATTCCATTGGCAGCTCATCTGGGAGTCCGTGTCGATTCTTAGCATCCCACGCTGGATGGTGTGTAGTGTACATGACACGTTTACCACCCTGTGCTTTTTTCTTCTTAGTTTCTGATGTCATTACCACAGTTTTGTAATTACAGAATAAAAGTAAGTCGCACCATTCTTTTACAACTGGGGCAGTTTGCGAGCTCGTCTTCTTACCAAGTTTTAATTCGTAGCGATCATAAGCGCCATCTTCATCAGGCTGTTCAAACTTGCGAAGTTGAGAGTGTGCTGTCAATACCACGTTGATACCAATGTCTACTAATTCTTGAAGCTTGTTTAAGAATCTTCCAAATTCTTCTCTGACATACGTGTATCCATTGCCATATCCGAAGTCTTCGATGCCTTTCTTTCCGTGTTGAGCACATACACTCTCGATTGCTAATGTTTCAGCCCAATCGATTGTATCGATGACTAATGTGTTACAAACTGTTGGGTTCGCTTTGACGAATGCAATTTGATTCATAAGCATTGTCCATGATGTAGGCTTATCCATACGTGCTACATCCATGTTCGATGTTGAGCCTTCTGTGTCGATGAACAATGGATTCGGGAATTGTGATGCGAATGTTGACTTCCCGATGCCCTCAGTACCGTAAATCACGACACGTTGAGCTCTTGCTTGTTTACCTCTTGTAATATTCATTGTTTACTCCTTTCTTAAAACGACCATTTATTCGTTGGTTCTGTATCTTGGAATGGCGTGACTGTATCAGACACTACATATCCATCTTCGATGATGATTTGGCATTCCTCTCCACTAGACACTCGAGTCGCAATGGCTTGGAGTCCTTCTGATTCTAACCACTTGCCGAATTCGGTCAATGTTGGAATGTCCATTTGTTCGAGTTTGTCCAATAGTACGAATCCACATTCTGGTTTTAATTTGCGAACAATTGCGGTCGATACTCTCAATTGTTGAGAGCCACTCATGTTGTCCCATTTTTGCCCTTCGAAGACGAGTTCTCCATCTTCGACTGATAGTCCTTGAAGTGGTAAATCCGCATTGTCGAGAAGTGACTTACGTTCATCTCGAACCTTGTCGATTTCTGCTGACAAGTTGTTGTATTGTTTCTCGTATTCTTTTGCATCTTCTTCAGCTTTCTCTTTGTCGAGATTTGCTCGAACCTTTCGGTTGATTTCTTCAATGTCTGAGATTGATGCTTCTATTTCTTCTGTGGATTCATCCACTAAGTCTTCAATGGATTTGTTTGCAATAATGTAATCTCCCATCAATTTCTCGTGTTTAGATTCTTCTTCAGCAAGTGCTTCCTTGATTTGTTTTAATCTTTCTTCAGATTGATGCAATTGAGAACGAATCTCTTCTCGATTCTGTCTCTTACGAGCATTCTCACCATTTCGTGCAAGAATCTCTTGTTGCTCGTGAATCAAGTCCGAAATGCTTACTAATTCATTTGGAGCATCTGGATACTGTGGTTGTTCCGCTGCATATTTTTTCTTTTGTTCTTTGATTTGTCCGATGGCTCTACGCTCGCTATACAATCGGGATTCCGTTTGGTCTAGTTCGTAGAGCTTATCACCAACGCCAATGATTTGAAGCAATGTATTGGCTTTTTCTTTTGAATTTGATTGCATGAATTTTGGTAAATCCAAAGCAAGTTCTTCCACGAATGAATCAAGAAGTTGTTGACCTGCTTTTTGTCCACTTGGATCCGTAACTTTCAAATCTGAATTCTTGCCCTTGCGTTCCACGATTAGTCCGTTTGACAATTCCACTCGAAGTGTTGGTGGATTCATGGACCCGTCACGAGCTGGCTTGCTT